GCTGGATTCAACAGATCGGCCATGGTCTTGATATAAGGTGTGGTTACTCCGAATACTGCCAACACTTGTGTTAGATCTGTGCCAGTAACATTCTTCATGCCCAGATATGCTAGACGCTGATAGCTATCACTTACATTTACACTAGAATCTGTGAGCTGTGAAATGTTGTCATCTGTGAGCCCTGCCTGAATCAATGCAGATCGGATTCCTGGAGCGACACTGGTCAGCGTGGACAATTGACGTAATAGTGCCGCCGGCGAACCAAAATTACCTAGGTTGTCGAGATCAATGAGATTCCCTAATGCTGTGAGATCAGCACCAAATGTTGCCATAGCCAATGTTACATCAGTTAGACTGCCGGTGATCAAACTATTCATAGTGGTAAATGTTGATCCTAAATAAGTCTGGCTGTTGATACTGCTGTTGATATAATCATTAGTGGCGACCACATATGACTGTGCAGCGGGAAACACTTGAGCAAAAACTGTGGTGCTGCCATTGCCAAGGTCTTCGTTTCCCTGTGAGTTGATTATGCCGGTGAACCCCGACAAGGCATTGGTCCCTAAATTAGAGTAGGCCGCAGGAGTATTATCAGCTAACGCAGGCACAGTTCCTGTGCAAAATGTAACCATATAACTCAATGTATTTGCAGAAATGTTGGCCGACACATTAGAGTAAGCCGCATTCACAGCAGTAAAATATGTTGAGATCAGAGAAGTGCTATAGTATGCGGTATCTGCCGCAGTCCAGGTATTAGCTATAGCCACTCCGGTATTATTACTCAGTGTGGCACCGGCAATCATCTGCAAAGGAGTTAATAGTCCTACAGTCATATTATGATGAGATCACTGTGCCGCTGCCTTGGCCAATACTGGTGCAACCACTTACTGCATCGCCCACTCTAACCAGTGGTTTACCATTGACAAATACCGAACGACTGCCCCCTGCGATGGCAGGTGCATGTGGGGAGCAGGGCGGAATGCCAGGCGTGGGTTTGAGGTGCATACTCACTGGATCACCTTTTCTAGCTGCTGGCCTGCCATCAATGAATACCGTGGGACTGCCTGAAGCTATATTGTATGGGCTACAATGCGGAACCCCGGCGTCACCTTGTCTTGCTGCTGCTGGCATCTTCAATCCTCATGAGTCGTAAAAATTTATCATGCCATGAATCAATCTCTTCGTGCTGTTCATGAGTGTGTGGCTCAGGAGGTATTTCAGGAAGGAATTCTATCACATGATCAAAATCGTCAGGAATATCTTCATACTGATCATACTCAACAAGTTTATCGCCTTGCATGATCACGAATCTATGTCCCATGCTTTATTTATGGGGGCAAAAATCAGCCCAGGTGTATATTGGTAGTGCTCTGCATGTATTGGTCAGCAAATGATTTATCGCTGGCCACTGCCACTGTCACCGTGGTCTTGCTCAGAGCAATATCTTTATCCGGTGACACAGTGAACAAATATGGCATGAGTCCTGGGCCTTTTGCACCCATAGCAATGACCATGGGTTTTGAAAGTTTGTAGTGTGTAGCAGTTTCTTCATTGAGTCTGGCCACTAGTTCTTCACCTGATGTGAGTTTGAATGTGACCACTTCGTTCGCGCTTACGCCTTTGTCTATTAACATTTAATCTCCGTATCCGCCAGCGGTTTCTTCAATGTATTTTCTCAGTTCTGTGAATCCGCCAACATGATTGTTGTTCACAAAAATCTGTGGAACTGTTCTTGCTGAGGGCACAGCTTCCAACAGGTCTTCTCGGGTAAACCCATATCCAATTTTCCGTTCCTCATATGCGATGTTCCTTTGCTCTAGTAGAGCTTTGGCTTGGTCGCAGAAGGTACAGTTGTCTTTGCTCCAGACTATGGCTTTCATTGTGTTCTCCTTACAGATTGGGTAGTTGATCGTAGTCGAGACTTTCGCTCATCACGCCGATAACATAGTTAGTTGATTCGTTCTCTTGCAGTGCAGTTTGTTTCTTCGACGTGTCTGAATGTTTGTTAAACCAAGGAATAGGCGTGCTTCTCGGGGCCGGCGATTGATATTTAATACCGATGTCCTTAAGAGCACCTACTGCTGTGTAATCCACAAAGTCTTTGAGGATGTTGGCATTGAGTCCGATTACCGGTCCTCGGTTAAACAAGTAGTCCGCCCAGGATTTTTCTTCACGGATCACATCCATGTATAATTGATACACCTCGGCTTCGCATTCTGCCTTGGCCTCAGCAAAGCGTGGATCTTCTTTGATCACTTGATTGATCATGAATGCCGTCCATTCTTTGTGTAACAATTCATCCTGCAAGATCAAGCTGATGATGTTGCCATTGCCAATAAAGATCTTGTTCTCCACCATGGCCAGGCTTGTGGCAAATGATACCATGAAACGGAATGCTTCCAATGCATAGCTGGCATGCAGCGCCATCCAGATGGCTCGAATGTGATTTTTCTCACTCACTGTCTTTGGATTGATCTCTTTGAAGCAGTTCAACTCGTGCAGCTTGTCATAGTAGTCGCCCACACTTGATGCCATGTCCACAATCTCTTGTGTGTCGTGAATGGTGTTGAACACTTCTTTGGGCACATTGTAGATGTTGCGGATGATATGACTGTAGCTGCGACTGTGGATGTTGGTCTCAAAGAAACTCCAGTTGTACATCAAGGCTTCCAGTTCAGGTAAACTCACACACGGAGTGAATACCTGTGCCGGGCCTCGACCTTGTAGACTGTCCAGGGCTGTTTGGCGCAGCAGGTTTGATGTGAAGATATGTTTCACAGCATCCGATGCATCCTTGAAGTCGTTGGCATCCTTGCTAAGGCTGATCTCTTCGGGCACCCAAAAGAATCCACGAGCAGTCTGTTCGATCTTCTGTATCTTGTTGTACTTGACTTCTTCAAATCGTTGGATAGTTACAGGACCTTCAGGATCCAGAAACATTTTGCGACTGAGATAATCAGTTCGTGTGGTTAGATTATATTGTTGTTTTGACATTTTTCTAACTCATGATATGCTGTAGGAAAATTTTACACCAGTTTCATCTATCCATCGGCTCCAATATGATATCCAAACTGAATCGTTTGGTTTACCAATTTCTGCCGACTCTGGATCTTTCCATTCATATCCTTCGGGCACTATAGACAATATTCCATTGTCAATGAATGGTTGTCGATGGGCTTCTTGGCGAATCTTGGCTTGTGCAAATTCATCTTGCTGTGCTTGGGGCAAGGTAGCAATCCACTCAAGGAATTGCAGTTGTGGTGCGCCTTCGGGCCAGGTATATTCAAATTTTTGTATTACTGACATTGTTGTCTCCTAAAGTTTACATGCTTCACAGTCTTCAACCTCATCAAAGTCTATGGGCATGAGTGGTGCATCCTCGGCTACCTCTTTGCTGCCTTGCTTGTTGATCAAACTGTAATAGAAAGTTTTTAATCCCCACACATGTGATTGCATGAGATTTTTAGCAATCAATGTAGTAGGAACTTTGCGATCTATGAAATGTGCAGGATTGTAGAATGTATTGGTTGAGATACTCTGATCCACATAGGCTGCGATTACCGCTGCGGTTTTGAGATAACCTTCACAATCCTTCTGCTCCCACATCATCTGGTATTTATTTTTTAATTTGTGATATTCAGGAACCACTTGCACAAAACTACCGGCCTTGCTTTCCTTTACACTGATCAAGCTCATGGGCATTTCAATTCCATTGGTTGAGTTGATAACCACACTACTAGACTCTACAGGAGCAACTGCCATTTGTGTGGCATTACGCACGCCATGAGTTTTCATGTTGGTGCGTAAGGTTTCCCAATCCAGTTCCGGAGAGAAGTCGGCAAGATCATTCACACCACGAGCTCGTAGTTCCCAAGGAAACACGCCTTTGCCATAGCGTGTGTGTTCGCTGCCTAAACAAGCACCGCGCTCTTGTGCCAGTTCCACACTGGCTTCTGTGAGATAAAAAGCCATGTGTTCCATCCAACTTTTGACCTCGGCTAAAGCATCCTTCTCCCCGTAACACAGACTTCTTTTGGCGTGCCAGTAGGCAAGGTTTGTGATGCCGATTCCAAGTGGTCGGATTTCATCGTTGGACAGTTGTGATTGGATGGATAAGAAGTCTTGGTAATCAAGAATATTATTGAGACTGCGGTGCAGAATGCGGGCAGCCCTACGCAGATCTTCTGGATTACGGAAGGCTCCCCAGTTGAGACTTCCCAGTGTGCAAAGTGCGATGCGACCATCAGGATCATCCAGCCGCTTAAAGGAACGAGTAGGTAAAAGTATTTCACAGCATAAGTTACTCTGGTAGATGGTGTGATATTCCGGATCAAACGGTCCTTGGCTCATCACATTGTCAATGAACACTAGATATATA